AAGCAAGCTATTAATTCACCTAATGATGAAGTAGGTGTAAAGACAAAAAACTTAAATATCTGGTGTGATGCTAGTACAGTATGGATACCAGATGAATATATAATTAAGTCTACAAAGAAGTTTGATAGAAATATGTTCAAAGGTGAAGAATGTTATGTAGGTGTAGACTTATCAAGTAATATTGATTTAACTGCTGTCTCTTATTTATGGGTTAAAGATGATAAATTCTATTTCAGTCAAGATTTTTATTTACCACAAGATAGCATTAAAAACAGACCAGATAAACAAATGTATGCAGAATGGCATAGGAGAGGATTTTTGAAAACCACATCTGGTAATGTTACAGATTATGATTATATAACAAGAGATATTTTAAAAGTAAATGATATTAGTCCTATAAACAGAATATTTTATGATAAATATAATGCTACAAGTTGGGCTATACAATGTACTGATCAAGGATTAAATCTTGAACCTTTTTCACAAACAATAGGTAATTTCAATAATACTACTAGAACATTTGAAAGATTAATGTTAGGTGGGCAAGTTATAATAGATGATAATCCAATAATGCGTTTTTGTCTTAGAAATGTTGAATTAAGAATGGATTTTAATGGTAATGTTAAACCTCTTAAAAATGTAGAAAAGAAGAAGATTGATGGTGTTATAGCTGCTCTACAAGCACTAGCAGCATATATAGATGCTTCATCTAACATCAGAGGAACAAACATATATTAGGTTATAAAATGGAAAAAAGAAATATTATACAAAAACTCTTAGGGGTTTTTAAAACTGAACAAAGAAGTATATCTGATGGCCCTACAACTTCAGTAGGTTTACCTTATGGTTTTTCTACATCTCCTTTATCAGTTCAATCTTCAATGCAATTATCTGCTGTTTATAGATGTGTAGAAGTTATATCAGATAGTATAGCATCTCAAAGCTGGATAGTTAATGAATATACTTCAGATAAAGGTTGGATGAGTAATGAATTTAATGATTTACACTATATCTTGAACATAGAACCTAATAAAACTATGTCGAGATATTCATTTATGAAAACCCTTATAGCAAAAGTATTATTAGAGGGAAATGGATATGTAGTTATTAAAAGAAATGATAGGGGTGATGCTGAATCTTTGGAATTAGTTACAGATTCTGTTGATATGTTTAAGAGAAAGGATGGAACTGTATATTATGCTATTGACAGAAAAGGTAGAACAGAAAAAGTAGATGGTGAAGATATGATTCATATTTTAAACTTTACCTATAACGGTTTAACTGGTGTTAGTACATTATATCACGCTGCTAATGCAATGGGTTTATCATTAGCTGCTGAAAACTCTGCAAAGGGTTTCTTTCTTGGTGGTGCTAATATGTCTGGTATTCTTACTGCTGAAGGTAAGTTAACACAAGATAAAGCTGATGCTATAAAATCATCTTGGAGTTCAGCATTTAATGTAACTGCTGGTGTTCCCGGTGGTATTGCTGTTATGGAAAAGGGTTTAGAGTTTAAACCAGTTACCATCAATCCTAAGGATGCTCAAATGTTAGAGACAAGACAATATAATGTTATTGAGATATGTAGATTTTTTGGTGTTCCTCCAATGAAAGTATTTGATAATTCAAATTTAACTTATTCTAATGTTGAAGCATATCAATTAGGATTTATTACTGATACAATATCACCACTTGATGAAAAGATAGAAGCGGAATTTAATAGAAAGCTGTTTAGACCATCTTTAAAAAGAGTTACTAGAGTTCAATTAGATATTAATAATCTATTAAGAGCTAATCTAGATGCTAGAGCTAACTATTTAAGTAAGATGTGGGGTGTTGGAGGTTTGACTATAAATGAACTTAGATCAGAAATAGGACAACCGGAAATTGAAGGTGGTGATGAAGTTTTCTTACCAGTTAATATGTTACCACTATCCAAACATAATAAGACGGTTAATAAAAATGAAAAATAATATGGATAAGGAAATAAGACACTTGGATTATAGTGAAGCTGAAGTTAGAGCTATAGCTGATTCAAGAATTATAGAAGGATATGGTATTGTATTTAATAGCTTATCAGAAGACTTAGGAGGATTCAGAGAATTAATACTTCCAGAGGCTGTAGACGGTGTATTAGAAAAATCTGATATTATGTCTGTATTAAATCATAGCATTAATAGAGGTGTACTTGCAAGGTCTATTAATGGTAGTGGTTCATTACAATTAACTAAGGACGCTAAAGGTGTTAAGTATTCATTTGTTGCTCCAAACTTTGACTTAGGAAATGAAGTCTTAGAAGGTATTAAAAGAGGTGATATTAGAGGATCATCTTTTGCATTTAATGTAAATGAAACTGGTCAGAAGTGGTCTAAAGATAGTAATGGTACATATATAAGAACTATTACCAAGTTTGAAAGGATATTTGATATATCTCCGGTTTATACTGGAGCTTATCAAGATACAACTGTTGCTGTTAGGAGTTTTGACGAATTTAGAGCAAAAGAAACTGAAGATAATGAGGTACGAGAGGATAACAAGCCTACAATAGAGAATACTACTGTAGAGCCTATGATTGATTCAAATACTGAAGAGTTAACAGATTATTATGCTGGATTAAGAGAAACACTTAATGATTTAACAATTTAATATTAAGTATTATGTCAATATTGGAGTTAAAAGACCAAAGAGCTAACCTTCTTGATGCAAATAAAGAATTACTTGCTAAAGCTGAAACTGAAACAAGAAAATTAAATGATGAAGAAGATAAGCTCTTTAAGGACAATATAAATAAAATAAAGACTCTGGATAAAGAGATTGAACAGAGTCAAAGAAATCTCCAAGATGGAGAAAAAATTAATAAAAAAGATAACGTTATAAAAAATATAAATATGGAAAAACGATTTTCATTAATAGAGGCTATTAATAACAAACTTGAAGGTAGGAATCATAATGAACTGGCTCTTTCTATTTTTACTCAAGGTAAAGAAGAAATGAGGAAGAGTGGACTTACTAATACTGGTGACATTGTATTACCTACTGAATATAGGGCTGATATCTTAGCTGGCACAGCTGCTCAAGGTCAAGAAATTGTATCTGAAGATAAAATGGCTATTATGCCTCCGCTTGAATCAAAATTAGTGCTTGCTGAAGCTGGTGCTACTTTTCTTAAAGGGCTTGTAGGTAATGTATCTGTTCCTTCTTACAGTGGTACTACTGTAGCTTGGAAAGGTGAGGTTACGGCAGCTGATGACGGTGCTGGTTCTTTTAGTGAAGTAAACCTTTCTCCGAAGAGAATTACTGCAAAACTGGATGTATCTAAGCTGTTCTTAGCTCAAGATTCAGTTGGTGCTGAAAGGATGTTACTTGATAATATTGCAAGTGCTGTAGCAAGGAAACTTGAATCTACTATTCTTGGTGTTGCTGCTGGTAGTGATACACAACCTCAAGGTATGGGTTATAAAATTACTACTGGTGCTGATACAAAAGCTAACTCAGTTGTGCCAGATTGGTCAACTATTGTAGGGCTTGAAACTGCTGTTGATACAGCTAATGCAGCTACTGGTAAGTTAGCATATATTACTAATGCTGGTGGACGTGGTATTCTGAAGAGTATTCAGAAATATACTAATGTTGATCCTAGTCTTGCAGTATTTGTATCTGGTACAGAATCACTGTTAGAAGGTAACACTATGAACGGATATCCGGTATTTGTTACAAATAGCTGTTCAAACATTGCCGGTGATGATGATAGTGGTGATCTGCTTATCTTCGGTAACTGGGCTGATCTTTGTATTGCACAGTGGGGTGGTTATGATATAACTGTTGACCCTTATACAGTTGCATCTGAAGGTCAAGTTCGTATTGTTATCAATGCTTACTTTGATGCTAAGGGTCTGAGAGGTTCTTATAAAACTGATGAACCAGTTGCTACAACTGATCCAGATGATTATGCATACTCATTTGCTTCGACTGCTATAAAGCTGTCGTAATTTTTCTTTGTGTTTTCATTATATATAAGGTTTGGGGGGTAACTCCCCCTTACCTTCCTTTTTATTAATCTTAATAATTTAACAAATGGCTTATATAACACTTAATGAGGCAAAAGATCATCTTAGGGTAGACTATGATACAGATGATACCTATATAACAAGTCTGATTGATTTGGTAGAAGCTGTGGTAGCATTGGAAATTGAAACTGATCTAGCTACATTAGAAGATGAAAGTGATAATATCCCACTGCCATTAAAACACGCTATGATGTTGATGATAGGTCACTTTTATGCTATTAGAGAACCTATTTTAATTGGTGTTAATGCTGTAGAAGTGCCATTTGGATATAAATATTTATTAGCACCTTATAAAAATTGGGTTATTGGACGAGTAGAAGAATAATAATATGAGAAGTGGTAATTTATTAGAACGAGTTGTTTTTTATTCTAAGACTACAACTAGAGATGAATATAATGCCTCTGTTGATAGTTGGTCTTCTCCTACAATAACTACTAGAGGTGAGGTTAGATATATTGGCGGAGCAAAGACATTATCTAGTGATGAGAAATTTTATTCTAAGGCAATTGAACTTACTGTTAGATACAGACCGGAGATAGTAGAAACAATGAAGGTTAGGATCAATGATTCTTCTTATTTTTATGATATTGATTATATTGAGATATTAGGTAGGAAAGAAGGTTTGAGAATATTACTAGAGAAGAGTGCGCTTACATATGCTGAATCCATAGAACCTAGTCCTTCACCTTCCGGTACATTAGAAGATTATATATCAGATATGATATTTTGGGGTGATACTTTTGATTTCACTTCAAACACTTGGACAGATAAATCTGGTAATAATAATAATATTATTCTTAAAAATGCATCTGCTAGAACTGGTAATGGTGCTAACTTGGATTATACTATTACTGGTTTATTAACCACTGATACTGTAGAAGTGATAGATGGTAGTGATACACCAACTATTCCTACTAATGGTACACTTAGAATAGGTGCTACTCAGACTGTTTATGGAGTAACTATTAAAAGGTCTGGTGAAGTATGGGCTATAATCCCATTTTGTGAGCCTAAATTAGAAACCAATCTTCCTACGAGATCATTTGATGTCTCTGGTAATGGTCATCACGCTGTATGTGCTACCTTGGCTGAAGGTAACATTACTGTACAACATAACTATTTTTATTTACTACAGAATGGATATAATCTTGGTTCTGAAAATGTTATAGGCTGGGATGTTACATCTTGGACTGGTTCTGTAGACGATTATACAGCAATATTCAGTGGCGTATCATTAGGAGATGCTCAATCAGCAGATAGATATTTACAGCCTACACCAGATGGGTTAGGATGCAGATATACAAGAGCCGCTAACTCTAACTTCCGGTTGAGACGATATACCGCAATGACTACCGGAAAGACATATAGATTCAAAATACGAATAGAAAACTTTGAAAGTAATGGTTTATGGGGTGGATTACAAATAAGTAATCTTGATATTAATGTAACTAATAATAACCGGATAGTTGGAAATGGTTCATTTGATTATGTTAAAACTGCTACAAATACTACACTTGAATTAGGTTCTTCTAATCCAAGTGTGAGTGATACATTTGATTTTTATGATCCAGAATTAAGACTATATGAAATAGTACCATCAAATATAGCTGGTACTATAGATGCATTGGGAAGAGAATTAGAATATACACAAGATGGTAAAACTCTATTGAAGTATGCAGCTGATATTGAATTACCAGAGGCTTTGATTAGTGCTGATCAAAAAGGATGCTGGTCAGATTATATCAATCAAGGGTATTGTGTTTCTGGTAAGACTTATTTGATAGAACAAACTCAATTAAATCATTTTGGAGTAGGATTTAAACAGTATGATGAATTTGTATCAAATGGTACTGAATACTGTGATGATAATAATGTAGTAAGAGAGTTAATACTTAATGATGAACAAAGAGGATTCTTTTTTGATGATGACGGAACCCCACATCCAAGAGGATATACAGACTTAAAACCTATCAATACTCATTATTATTATTGTAATAAATCAAAGACTGAAGAATATCACGTATATAATCCGTTTACACCAACTTTATATCCACAGTATTTACACAACGCTCTTGGTTACGGATGGAAGGCATATAAGGATAATAATGTCATAAGTGATCTTGTCATTTTTAAGGATGACGTATATATAGAAGATGATCATAAAATAGTTATTAATAGTCTATTTGATAAGTATGAATATTTAAATTCTGCATTATTTTCTATTGTATTTGATAGTATGGAAGCTGATGAGCTGGATTCTATAGTTAATTCATATAATGATAGAAGAATTAAATTAACAAGAGCTATAGTGTTTTCTGATCTTATAACTAAGTCTGATAATGATACTATGTTACTTAATAATGGTCACGAAATTATTGCTCATACACCCGGAATAGGTGAAGAGTTAACAGAAAGAAAAGGATTTCACGACACATCAGAAAATTATACAAATGAGGAATTAGATACATATTATAATGCAGTTGTAGATTATATGACTAATAATAATTATGTATCAGATCATAAAATATATCCCGGTGGAGCATATGATTTAATTACTCAAGGGAGCGCACCAAAATATTTTAAGACTGCTTGGCGAGC